ACACCCAGTTATTGAAATTAATGTTGAAGACGAACAATTAGAAGATAGAATAGATGACGGACTGCAATTGTTTAGAGAATATGCAGCTGACGGTTCTGTACGAGTATACTTTCCAATACAAATAACTCAAGCACATATAGACAATAAAAAAATAAATATAACCAACCCAACTGGTTCTGCAGATAATACCTTTAAAAATAGAATACTTGATGTAGTAAAAGTATTTATGGTGGGAGACTCTACGTCAAACGTAAACTTCTTTGACATTAAATATCAAATGAGATTAAATGACCTTGCAGACTTAGCAACTGGTGTAGGAGACCTTGCATACTATGAACACATGCAACAGTATCTTGCAATGATTGATTTAAAACTTACTGGACACCCACAAATACAGTACAATAGATATGCTGATGAATTATTTATTTTTGGAGATTTGAAAGACGGGGGAGATATAAAAGTAGGTGATTTTATCATGGTAGAAATGTATATTGAATTACTCGAAACTGTCGGTAGTCAATATGATAATTTATTTCTAAAAAATTACTGCACTGCAGCTATTAAAAAACAGTGGGGTGAAAATTTAGGTAAGTTTGAAGGAATGCAACTTCCAGGCGGTGTGACATTAAATGGTAGACAATTAGTTGATGATGCAAAGGAAGAAATGGAAAGAGAAATAGAAAAACTAAGAAATGAGTACGACTACCCGCCTAACTTCTTTGTGGGGTAGATTGTGGCTACTAATCAGTTTTTTAAAAATAAAGTTCGTTCTGAACAAAGACTTTATGAAGATATAACTATTGAAGCACTCCAGATGTATGGACAAGATGTCTATTACCTTCCAAGAGAGATTAAAAATTTAGATAAGATATTTTTAGATGACATACCTTCTAGATTTTCTGATGCATATAAAATTGAAATGTATATTGAGAACGCAGAAGGTTTTGAAGGAGAAGGAGATTTATTCACTAAGTTTGGTATTGAATTAAGAGACCAAGCAAACTTTGTAGTATCCAGAAAAAGGTGGACACAACTCATTGGTAGTAATTTAGAAAAACAAAACTTTAGACCAAGAGAGGGCGATTTAATTTATTTAACTTTAACAAACTCTTGTTTTGAAATCAGGAAAGTTGAAACCGAAACACCGTTCTATCAGTTAAGTCAATTACCAACATTTAGAATGCAATGTGAACTGTTTGAATATAGTGGAGAAGATTTTGATACGGGTATTGATACTGTACAAGATATTGAAACCGAAGGTTCTTTCAAGTATCATTTATCACTTGACTCAGGTGGTGGTAGATTTATTCAAGGTGAGACGGTCACACAAGTATTCGATACTTATAATATGATTGGAGAAGTTGCATTTGCATCTGACTCTGGTAATACTTTACATCTAATTCATAGTGGTGCAACTGACGGATTATTCCATGAGTGGACTACAACTAAAAGTATTATTGGAGACCAAAGTCAACACGTTGCAACACCAACTTCAATAAATCAAATCAATGATATATTAAACGATAATCAAAATAAAACCTTTGATGACTTTGAGTCAGACTTCTTAGACTTTAGTGAGTCTAATCCATTTGGAGATGTATCGTAATGTTTGGTACTTATTTTTATCACAAGAGAGTCCGAAGTGCAGTAAGTGTCTTTGGTTCTTTATTTAATAACTTATTTGTATTGCGAAAAAACTCTGCGGGTGAAACTATATCGCAAGTTAAAGTACCATTGTCATACGCACCAAAAAGAAACTTTATTTCAAGACTTGAGGCCATGAATAGTGGAGAACAAGCAGAAAGAAGAGTTGCAATTAAACTACCAAGAATGTCTTTTGAGATTACAAGTATTACCTATGATAATACCAGACAATTAAATAAAATGAATAGTTTAAATAAAGTCTTAAGTGGTAGTACCGTATCCAGACAAAAGATTTTCTCTCACACACCTTATAATATAAATTTTGATTTAAATATTTATGCAAAGTCTCAAGATGATGCACTACAAATAGTAGAACAAATATTTCCGTTCTTTACACCACAATATACTGTGACAGTAAAACCATTTAGTAATATCGCAGACTTAACCGAAGACGTACCGATTACTTTGACAAGTACAAACTTTTCAGATGACTTTGAAGGTGCAATAGAACAAAGAAGAACTATTATATATACCCTAAGTTTTGAAATGAAAGTAAACTTTTATGGGCCTCTTAATACTTCTAAAATTATCCGTGAAGTTAGTAATAATTTATTCATTATGGATAGTTCTCAAGATAGTGGGGATTATCTTAAAACTATACAAATAACACCAACACCAAGTGGAGTAAGTGCAGATAGTGATTATGGATTTAATGAGGTTGACTCAGATAATCCAAGTAATATATGATTTATGAAGAAAAAAACACTCTAAGTAAAGAGGTTTGTAATGATATGATATCTTGGTTTGATAACAAGATAACAAGTGGAGATTATGGTCACAACTATATGAATGTTTCTAATGAAGTTAGAGAAGACACATCTATTAGTAATTGTGACCAGTTTGGTTCTTTTAATCCATTCTATAATAAATTAAATTCTGTTATTCACGAACATGTTGAAAAGTGTTTAAAAGAGTGGGGTGCGGGTAGAGGACATTATATTATTACTGGATATAAATTTCAAAAGAGTACAGAAGGTGGTGGTTTTACAACATGGCATTCTGAATTGCCAATATTTGGAAAAAGGTGGACTGAGTTTAGAGAAAGGTTTGGTGTTTGGACATTTTATTTAAATGATACTGATACTGGATACACTGATTTTATGCATCAAAAACTATCAGTAAAACCCGAAACTGGTAAGTTAGTTATCTGGCCTGCATACTTTACACACAAACATCGTGCAAATCCAGATTTAAAAGAAGATAAATACATTATAACGGGGTGGTTGGAGACCAATTATGAAAGAAATAGAGAATAAAAATGTAGACATAGATTACGAGTACAGTCGTAAAACCTATTATGAACTTATAGAAAAGAGTAAAGAGTCTCTTGACTTGATGTTAGAAGTCGCAAAGGAGTCTGAACACCCCCGTGCATTTGAAGTACTTGGTAATATGATAAAACAAATATCCGATGTAAATGATAAGTTGTTAGATGTAAATATCAAAATGCAGAAAGCAAAATCTCAAGACGAAGTAAAACAATTAGAAAACACTACGAATAATCTTTTTGTTGGAACTACTACAGAATTACAACGCATGTTAAAACAAATAAAACCAGACGAGAATGTTATAGATGTTGAACCAGAAGAGTGATACTTATCTCGGTAATATCAATGTTAAACGAGACGGTGTTCAACATGAGTTTACCAAGAAAGAAGTTAACGAATATGTCAAGTGTGTAAATGACCCAGTATACTTTTGCACAAAGTATCTTAAAGTCATCTCTTTAGATGACGGTCTTGTACCATTCAAACTCTATCCTTATCAAGAAGATATGTTCAAACATTTTGATAAGAATAGATTTTCTATAGTCCTTGCATGTCGTCAATCTGGTAAATCAATTAGTTCGGTTGCGTATCTTTTATGGTATGCATGTTTCCACCCAGAAAAAACAATCGCTATACTTGCAAACAAAGGACAAGTTGCGAGAGAGATGCTTGCAAGAATAACTTTAATGTTAGAGAACTTACCTTTCTTTTTACAGCCTGGAACAAAAGCACTTAACAAAGGGTCATTAGAATTTAGTAATAATAGTCGTATCATTGCGAGTGCAACGTCTGGTAGTTCTATTCGTGGTATGTCAGTTAACTTATTATACCTTGACGAGTTTGCGTTTGTAGAACGTGCGAACGAATTCTATACTTCTACTTACCCAGTAATATCTGCGGGTACAGATACCAAAGTAATTGTGACATCAACCGCAAATGGTATCGGTAATACTTTCCATAAACTCTGGGAAGGTGCATGTCAGAATACAAACGAATTCAAACCATTTACTGTTAACTGGTATGACGTACCAGGCCGTGATGAAAAATGGAAAGAGATGACAATTGCAAATACATCTGCACTACAGTTTGACCAAGAGTTTGGTAATACATTCTTCGGGACGGGAGATACATTGATAGACGGAGAAAC